GGCAGCTGGTCTACACGGCGGGGGTGGACAAGCTGGCCCCTTCCATGGGCCTCAAGCCCGGCACTCTCTACAACAAGGCCGATGCCGATGAGGACACGCACCACCAGCCGACGCTGCGCGATGTGATTTTGGCGGCGCGGGTGACGGGGGACATGCGGGTGCTGGATGCACTCAATGAACACTTTGGCCGGGCGGCGTTTGATGTGACCCACATGGATGAGAAGTCTGACGAGGCGCTGCTGGAACTGGTGTGCGACTACGGGCGAGAGGGTGGGGAGTTTCTGCAGGCTCTGGGCGCGGCGCTGAAGGGGGCGCGGTTTTCGGCGGAGAGTTTTGTGGTGCTGCGCTCTGAGGCGATGGATGTGGTATCGGCTTTGATGACGATCGTCACCCGTGCTGAGGGGCTGGTTGATGAATAACGAACGGGTTGCGGTGCACCGTTTGGCCGATGGCTTTTCGGTGGATGAGCGGGTGGCAGCGCGCGCGGTGGTGGCGCTGTTTGGGCAGGCGATTTTTGAGGCTTTGAAGGCCGAAGGGGGCTGCTGTGAACCGACCAATACAGGTGCCGCTGGCGTTGCCGGTGGACGAGGCCGCGCTGCTGGCCAAGGCCGAGGTGCTGTTTGTGAGGTCGCCAACGATTCGGCGGCGCTACGGCACGGCAGCCGCGGCGCTGGCCGACCCGGTGGCGGGGCGGTGCTTGCGTTTGTGCGCCCGGCAGTTGCTGCTGGCGGGCTGTAAGAACACGGGGCTGGTGACATGACGCAGATCATGGACTGGCTTGGTGGGGTGGTGTTGGCCCTGGTGCTGAGTGGCTTGGGGCTGATGCTCGATAGTGAGTCAATAACTAAAGGACACGATCATGCGAGAGCTAAAGCGGTATTTGACGGATGCGGAGCAGCGCCAACTGCTGAAAGTGATGAGGGAACAGGCGGGGCTGTTGGCCCAGCGAGACCATGCCTGGGTGCGGCTGTTGATCGAAACCGGTATGCGGGTGAACGAGCTGGCCACACTAAGCCTTGACCAGGCTGAGCGGGCGCTGGCCACGGGCTGGCTGGTGGTGCGGGCCGACCAGCGCAAGGGGCACGGGGTGAAACCCAAGGCGGGCGAGGCCAAGAAAGAGGCCAAGCGCTGCGGGCATGAGTACATGGTGACTGAGCCGGTGCGCCAGTGCTTGCGCGCGCTGGTGGCGCTGAATGGTGAATTGCGCCCTGCCCTGCTGCTGTTGGATGCAGATGTGGTGGTGCCGTTGATTTGGGGGCGCTGTGGTGTGGTGCGGGGCTGCGTGCTGACCGAGCACATGTCAGCGCGGTCATTCCAGGTGCGGATGAAGCACTGGGCTTATTTGGCCGGCCTGCCCGATGGGGTGAGCCCGCACTGGCTGCGCCATACCCGGGGGGTGAACATTATTCGCCGCTGCCGGGGTAACAACCCCTTGAAGGTGGCCCAGTTGGCGCTGGGGCACGCGTCGATTGCGTCGACGGGAATTTACACCCAGATGAGCCGTGAGGAATATGCCCAGGAGCTGCAGGCTGTGGCGGGCGGGCGCATGCGCCAGGCCGATGCCAGGGCGCTGTCGGGTGGGCTGGGAGTGCGGGTATGAGCGCGGTGGTGGTTGAGCTTGTACCGAATCTGTGGGAATGCTCTGGCGAGAGTATTAATCAGATGGAAATGACTCGTGGCCGCCTCAGTATTTATGCCGCATGGGATCGGAAAAGAAGTTCTGTAGCACCCCATGTCTATACGACGCTGAATGATGGTTCGTGTCATATCGGGATTAATTTGACACCCAACCAGGCGCGTGATCTTTCCGAGCAGTTGGTGTCGGCCGCTGACCAGTGCGATGCGCATGCGGCGCTGTTGGTTGCAGAGGAAGAAAAGGGAGTCCCAACATGATTTTCAAAGTAATTCACATCGACAAGAACGGGCACCGGCGCAAGGCGCGGGTGACGGCGCGTAGTTCGCAAGACGCGGCTGACCAGATGGACCGGGAGTTTGGCGATGCACGGGGCGGCTCTTGCCTGCGCCTGACGCAGCGGCCGGTGTTGTCTGTGGTGGAGCGCGGTGGCGCGCAGAGAGGGGCGCGGGCATGAAGGCGCTGTTTTTTGGCGCGGCCCATTGGGTGCTGCAGTGTTTGCCTGGTAAGTGGCTTGACCGGGCGCGTGATTGGGCCGAGGTGGGGCTGCTGCTGGCCCGGGCGGAGCGCAAGGTGCGTCGGCGCGCTGCATTGGTGCGGCGTTGCTGCGATTTACATCAAAGGGGGTTGTGATGGCTGAGCAAGGTTGCAGGGTGGGTGCTGGCACTGGCGGGGCCAATGCGGTGCAGCACGGGGGCACGCATTACAAAGGGCTGCTGATTGAGCCATGGGATTTCATCGTGGCTAACCAGATTGGGTTTCTGGAGGGCAATGCGATCAAGTACTTGGCGCGCTGGCGGGGCAAGGGCGGCGTGGAAGATTTGCGCAAGGCGGCGCACTACGTGCAGAAGTTGATCGAGATTGAGATCGCCGGGGGTAGGGTATGAATGGGCCCGAGTTGAAGCCGTTTCGGGTGGAGCTGCACCGGCGCGGCGGTCGGTACAAGGGCCATATTGATGTGCAGGCGACTTGCGCCAAGCACGCCGAGCGGGTGGCGGTGGCGCAAACGATTGAGGTGAGCTTTCCGAAGTCAAAGCCGGGGCAGTGGGTGGTGGATGGGGTTGAAGCTAGGGAGGTTTTATGAGTATTACTTTCACAAATACCCGGCGCGGGATGTCTATCAGCGCCACGGGCAAAGATGCAAACGCCTTGTTTGAGGCGATGACTTCCAAAAAGGGTAAGCAGGCCAAGGTACTGAACCCCCTGATTGAGGCGGCGCAATTCAACAATGCGGTGCATGTGGGTCAGGAAGTGGACTACCGGAGCGACCCGTATGCGGATCCCGTCCGATTCAAAACACGCTGCCATGCCGAGGTACTGAGCGGTCATACGGCCGTGGTTTGGCTGGAGGGTAAATCAGGGTGTGTGTCGCTGGAGAGCTTGACACCGGTGGTTGTGGAAGGCGGTGCAGCATGACCACCATCATCAGTGCCGGTCAGTGCCGGATGTTGCAGGCGCTTTGCGATGGCGAGATGCTGTCGCCCAGTGAGTTGAAGGACAGAGCGCGGATGGGGGACAACTTGTTTTGGCCGTACAAGAACGATTTGATCGAGCGCGGCTTGATCCGTGTGGCGGTTACGCGGCAAGGCAAGCAGCCGATGCAGTTGGTTATTGAGGGCGCGGGCCGACTGGCTCTGCAGGCCTACAAGCACCGGCACCAAGAGGCAGAAAACGCACCTACCGAGCCTGTGCCAGCGCCAGTGTTGGTGCCAGCGCCTTACCGCTGCCCTTGGGAGAGTGACTACAAAAACACCGTGCCAATGTATTACCGAAATAACGGCAACGCACATATCAAGAGCCGGGGGCTGAGATGCTGATAAATTTTCAGAAGCGCTTTGCGCTGTTGGTGTGGGGCGGCAAGAAGCTGCAGACGATTCGCCGGGTGGGGGATCGCAAGAATGTGCCGGTAGCGGGGCACCTGGCGCACTGCTACACGGGACTGCGCACGGTTTCGACGCAGTTGCTGGGCAGGTTCACGATTACACGGGTGCGTGAGCTGCGAATGTGGGTGGATGAGAACGGTCTGCGCGATGTGCGGCTGGATGACCAGGCGCTGGGTTTTGCCGAGATTGACGCGCTGGCCAAGGCCGATGGGTTTGACGATGCGGCGGCGATGGAGTATTGGTTTGAGAGCTATCACCCGCCGGGCGAGTTTGTGGGGTGGGTGGTGAATTGGGCTTGGAACCCGGCAGATTGTGCGGCTCGGCCGGTGGGGTGTGATGTATGAAGGCAGCCGTAATTGCTGCCGTGAAAGACGTGGCCAACCACGCAGGTGACGCATCAGGTAACGCTGACAGTGCTGTGGCCATGATGGGGCGCTACGGCGATATCGACCGGGTTATAGAGTCCTTGGAGTGGGCGCGTGATCAGTCAGCACGAGCAACCCGCGCAGCTGCTGCAGCACTTGAGAAAGTCAGATCATTTAAGGCACAAGGCGGTGCAGCATGACCACCATCATCAGTGCCGGATGTTGCAGGCGCTTTGCAACGCTCAAGCGCCTGTGGCAGCTCCTTTTTGATTTGTGCGAGAAATACCTGGCACCGGGTGCAGTGCATGGGGAGCAGTCATGAGCACCCGCCATGTGTGCTTGAACCTGAGCGTGCGCGGAGCGATCCGCAACCTGAATGCGCAGCGCAGTCAAAAGTCAGGTTTCCAGTTTGACGATGGCCGCCCGATGAATAAGGCGCAAGCCATTGATGCCCTGATGGATGAGTTGGCCAAAGGGCATGAGAAATTGCCAATGGGGCCCAAATGTGGCAAGCCTTGTGGTCATGCTGGTTGCAAAGGTTTTGACTACGGTACACAGGGCGGATGCCCTGGTTACTCGGAGGATGAGGATAAAGCTGTGTCCTGATCCAACTGTTCAAGGCTTTTCTACCTCTAGCGCCCGTCAATCAAGCGTCATAAGCTACAACAAAAAGAGCAATGCAAACATCAACTCAACCAGGCGACAGCCCCCTGAAAGTGGCTGCACGGGAGCTCAATCAACGTGTGGATTGTGCTGATTTGGCGCTCAGGCTGGGTCTGCCGCGTGATGGTGCCAGGGGCAATTTTGAGAACCCGAGCGACGTGGGCCGACCCAAGACACTGGCGTGTTACGCCGACTCGGGCAAGGGCAGCAAGTGGAAGGACTTTCGCACCGACGTCCACGGCGGGCCGATTGACTTGCTGATGCTGTATAGCGGCATTGACTTTGCCGCTGCGGTGAAGGACTTGGCCAACATGTACGGGGTAGAGATTGCGCCGCGTGGTGTGCCCGCTACGCCGGTGCGCAAGACCACCGCCGAGTTCATTGCCGACAACTGCTTGCGTGATGCCAAGGGCGCGCGCGCCCAGGATGTGATTGACTACCTGGTGGGCCGGGGGATTGCGCCGTTTGCGGTAGAAGCGGCGGTAAAGCGGGGCACGCTGGGGCTCAACTTGTGGAACAGCCCGACGGCCCAGCGCGGTGAGGTGAACTGGGGCGGGCCCGCGGCTGCGTTTGTTGTGCGCAGCCAGCAAACGGGCCAGGTGGTGGCGGTGGACATGCGCTATTTCAACGCCGAGGACAACGGCGGGGTGAAGACGCAGAGCCAGGGCGAGAAGGCGCGCTACCCGTGGTGCAGTGACTGGCGCCGGTTGGAGTCCGCCAAGACGGTGTATGTGGTGGAGAGCAGCATCAACGTGCTGTCGATAGAGAGCTGCCAGCTGCCGGGGGTGGCGGCGATCAGCCTGCGCGGTACCGGCAATGTGGAGACGATTGACTGGACGTTTTTGCGCGGTAAGCAGGTGGTGGGCTGCATGGACAACGATTTGCCGTTTGAGACGGGGCCCCATGCGGGCTACTGTGCCGGGCTTAAAGCCTTTTGGCGGCTGCATGAGCTGTTGACGGGGCTGGACATTAGCTGCCTGATGGTCGACCAGGGCGACTGGAAGGACGACGATGAGCAGCCGATCAACGATGTGAATGACCTGCTGCAGGCGCGCGGCGCGGACGACACGGCCAAGGCGCTGCGCAAACTGCAAGACTGGCTGATTCCGGGCATGGTGGGCAATGATGAGCGCTGGGGCAGGCCGCGGC